ACAATTCAGGCGTTTTAACTGTATAGCCTGCTTCTCTTGCGTCTTGTGCTAGTTTCATCAATTCTTTTTCTAGATCTTGTATTAACATTGTAGTTCCTTCTATAGCTACAGCTTACGCTGTAACTACTTTCTTAAATATTAAGTAATGTTTATTGCAAAATGTTTTTGCCTTTGCTTCTGGTTGAATAGCTGTAACAGCATAAACAGCAGGCTTTTCGCATTGTACGCATTTGATTATTGTTTTTGTCATTCGTGGCTTCTTACTTCGTATCTTTTCCATATTAAGCTTCATATGTTTCTTTGAATTGATTAGCTTGCTGTGCTGTGTATACGTGATGTCTACCACGTTGGCAGAAGTTCTTAATAGTAGCTACTTTTAAGAAGTAGAACCCTGCATTGACGCTATAGTGTAGTTCTTGAATAGCGTTAGTAGTAAAGAAAAACGTTTCATTATTGAAGTAGTAGTTCTTAAGCTCTGTTGTTGTGAAGTTAGTTGTTTTTAACATTTCGGTAGTTCCTTTTCTTTTAATGATACCTCTATTGTAGCAAAGATATTGACATAATGCAAGTACTTTATTGACATAATACAACCAACAGGGATAATTCCACCGATTTGGCGTGCAAACCAATATAGAACTATTATCAATACCGTATTAGATGTTATTATCATTATATGAATGAATTAGAACTAACACCACTTACAGCAGAAGAACAGATCTTTTCTAAGCTAGTAGCTAAAGGATATCCAGGTACTACAGCTTACAGGAAGGCTTATCCAGAGAAAAGTCACTTACAATATAATACTATTAGAACTTATGCAAGCGAGTTATTGACAAACCCTAATATTGTAACAGAGGTAACAACCAGTAAAGAACGTGCTTCACGTATGGTAAGGCTTGCAGAAGAACGGATTGAAGATATATTAATCAACGATTTATCAGATACAAAAGGTAGTAAAGTTGCAGATGTAGCCATGTTTATGTACGAGCAGGGTAACGGTAAAGCTACCCAGAAAGTACAGCATACAGGTGCATTCGTATCTGTTAACTACAACTTATCAGGCAAGGAAGAAGCTATACCTCAGGAGATCATTGACCAGTTGAAGGACCAAGAAGAATAATATAGAAAATATTTCCAGAAATATATATTTATATGCCCCCCCACCTCTGTTGGCTTCCAAAAGCTACTCCCAGTTCTAGTATATATATGTATAACCATAGGGGAGTGTCTAGCCAGACATCAACTGTACACGTGATTGTAAAATAATTTTTCACTGTATATATTGACTATGACCATGAACATGTATATAGTCATAGTCATGAACATATATATCAATAAGCTAAATACCGAACGACTTGAAAAAGAACCGAACAAGAGTGGCTTGATAAATCAACTACTTGAACGTCACTATTCTATAGGTGAGAATGTACCTGAGAAAAATATTTCGTTGGCTGACGCCAATATAGTGGAAGCTAGTAAGGCGTTAAGGGAAGCACCTGTGCCGACTGCTGACAGGAGTGGAATTGACGATAAGGGAAATATCTTTACTGCTAGTACACCTGTAGGACCGAACCTATTTTTTGATGAGTTTAATGAAGCGAAGGAAGCTGGTAAGCGTGATGTGCCTAAGTGTTGCACGCTGAAGAACCCTTGTAAGCACTGGCAGAACGACAGTGATCGTGAGGGTTATGTGAACACCTTTACAGGGGGGTTTAGAGAATATGAAGTATAAAATAAGGGAGAAATAAATGACTATTCAAGATGACAACGAAGCACGAAAGAACGTACTAGCAGGGGCAGAACTGATTTACAATCCAGTTAAAACCACTCTAGGACCAAAAGGTAGAAACGTGCTGATTAAGGATAAGTTTGGCAAGTTTACCGTTACCCATGATGGTGTGACCGTTGCTAGAAGTATCAACTTGAAGGACGATCCGAAGTCTATTGGTGTTGAGATAGTAAAAGAAGCAAGTCGTAAAATGGACGAAGTTGGTGATGGTACTACCTCAGTGACAGTTTTGACCTACCACCTGATTAAACTGGCGAACGAGTTAGTTGAGAAGGGTGAAAGTCCTATGATGATTAAACGTGAACTTGAGAACCTACTACCTGGACTGCTTGCGAAGGTGGACGCTCAAGGTATCAAGATCAAGGCGAACCACGAAGATGTGAAGAATGTCGCTACCGTATCTGTTGGTGACGAGAAGCTTGGTACTCTAGTGGCTGACTTGCTCAGTGAAATTGGCTTTGACGGTGCAATCGCAGTTGAAGTGACCAAAGAACTTGAAACGACTAGCGAAGTTATTAAAGGCTACTCATTTGACCGAGGTTACATGAACCCCTACTTTGCTGGTGATAACAGGGAAGTTAGCCTGAAGAACCCTGCAATTATTGTCACTAGTGGAGTGATGACCGACCTAGAGGAATACAAGAACGTATTTGATAGTTTGTTTGAGAACAACATTAAAAACGTCCTAGTTATCGCTGACAACATTGAAGCTGACGCTTTGAACACTCTGATATTGAATAAAGTCAAAGGTGCACTAAATGTGGTTGCAGTGAAAGCCCCAGGACACCAAGAAGGCAAACTAGATAACTTGAAAGATATTTGTACCATTACTGGTGCTGAACTGATAGATCCAACAATCGGTGACTGGCAAGAGAAGCTTGGCTTTAACACTCTAGGTGCTGCAGAAAAGATCACAATTGGCTATGACGAAACAATTATTGTCAATGGAATGGGTGATAAGGAAGCAATCAAGACTAGAGTTACCGACCTGAACCGTAGACTGAAGAAAGCTAAAGTTGATACCAAAGACGATATTCTACACCGTATCGCTAAACTAGAAGGTAAAGTTGGCTTTATCCGAGTTGGTGGTGCTACTGAAACGGCTGCAGAGGAAACCAAGTACCGTATTGATGACGCTGTATATTCAGTAAAGGCTGCATTGAAAGAAGGTATTTGTGCAGGTGGTGGTGTGACTTTGAGAGATATTGGACTGACTATAAGCACTGATAAATTAGTAGAAGAAATTGTGCACGAAGCACTTTGCATGCCAGAAAGGGTACTACTTGAAAACTCATCTATAGATCCTGACGAACGTGCAATGCTGAAAACTGGTGAAGGTATTAACGTACTTACTGGCGATCACATTGAAATGGTTAAAGAGGGAATTGTTGATCCAGTAAAGGTTACCAAAGAAGTTGTACGTAACGCTTTCACTCAAGCAATGGTGGCAATCAGTGTTGGTGGTGCAATCGTAGATGTTCAACTATCACAGGAAGAATTAACACAATTAATGGGAATGGGGCAATAGAATGAAAACTATTGATGTTGAGGACGCAATGGCGTTGGAAGAAATGGAACAGGTTAGCTTGCGAAATGGTAGAACTCGCAGGGCTATTAACAATACCTACGGTGTAAAATCACCGACCAAGAAAAGACGGAAGTTACCAGGCAACCGAAAATGGAAAGATAAGGACGCTCAGTACGTAGAACTTGAAGGTCAAATGGCTGCTAAAGAGTTCAATGCACGCCAAAACGGTATCAAGGCTTTGAAGAATATTGAGAAGCAACGAGCGAAGCAGAACAAGAAGCACAGCTTATATTAAAGCAAGTGTTTGTGTTAATATTAGATTAAACACAAACATCTTCAAAACAGAAAAAACTTAAATAAAGGAGATGAAATGCCGAAAAAAGGACATAAACTATCAGACGAACAGAAAGCTGCTATGGCTGCAGGTAGAGCAAGATCTAAAGCTAATAAAGATGAACCAGACTTCGTACCTACACAGGTAGTGGAAGCTAAAGCGAAAGCTGAAGCACTGAAAGAACCCACAGTAAAAGATGAAACAATTGACGTGGCAGAGGAAACACCAAGTTCACCTGCATTACCAGTTGCACCACAAGTAGATGTTGCTTTGATAGCTTCAATCGTGGCTGCAACCCTAGAACTGCAGAAGCAAAACCCACAAGCTATGGCTGCTGCACCGTCACAGAAAATTGATGAAATTGCACGATTATCTGGTGCTTCAGTTGGTGCTAACGGAGTAGAGGGTATTGTTAGTAAATATCCAGTAGAAAAGTCCTACTACCCTGATCCAACTAACCGATTAATGGCAGAGCCGAGTTTACAGAGATTTGCACTGCAACACAACTATCTATTCAGATGGAATGTTGACGGAGTAGAGTACATTAAAAATAACGTGGCGTTTTCTGAACCACGCTTCACTTTAGAACTGTTTAGAAAAATCTATGATGATGATGGAGTGCCTACAGGTAAGGCTGCACTTGTCACCAGAAATATGCTTCACGAAGATCAAATGACTACCAGAATGGCTTCAGTCAAACTTGGACTAGTTGAGAAGTTTGGTGAAGGTGAAGATAATATGCGTGAATTGATGGACGAAGTACGATACTGGCGAATGCAACAGTGGTTGTTCCAGGTATTTTCACCAGCTAAGATTGAAACACACCGAAAACGTCCAACTACTCAGGTAATTGACGGCAAGGTTGTGGAAGTCTTTGACACTGAAACACTAATAGACAAGGAAAGTGCTCAAACACAATCGTCTACACTACAGTCACAAGCTGGCGTTGGTGGCGTGGCTACACCAGAGTAGACAAATGGAGAATGAGAAGTTTGTATACAAACCTCATACAAAACAACAGAGAGCACACAAAGCTTTTCTAGTTGATGGATATGATAGGGGTACTTTGTTTTGGGGTAGACAGGTTGGTAAATCACTGTGGTCAGTGAAACATACCGAAATGGGTGCTACTTATAAGCAAGGTCCTTATCATATTGTTTTCAATACTCACAAACACGCTAAAAAGGTCATGTGGCGTCAATATAAGCATACGATCCCTGAAGAAATGATCTATGAAACCAACGATACAGACCTACTTATTACACTGAACTACATAAAAGGTGCATTTAATTTACCTGGTATTGGCTGGCAAGCTATAAAACACAATCAGGAAGCACAACGCTCAACAATTCAATTACTTGGATCAGACTATGCTGATGACGATAGAGGTTTGAAGTCCAATGGAATGATATTTGATGAGTACCAAGACCAAGATCCAATGAACTTTGAGGACGTTTATAAATACTTCTTCACCACCACTCAAGGTTGGGCTTGCTTTATGGGTACTGCAAAGGGCTATAACCACTGGTGGGAACTACTTGAGTATGCTAAACAGGCTAAACACAAGCGTTGGTTCTACCTTGAAGCTAAATATATGGATAACCCTGCAATTATGCCGTCACCACAAGAATGGTATGCAACTGAGAAGCAAGAAGCACTGGACAGAGGTGAAATGGAAAGCTTTGAGAGAGAAGTTGAACTTAAGTTTACAGCCACAGCAGGGCAAGTTTACAAGTGGTTCAAACGTGAGATCCACGTTATACCTCAAAACGACAGGCGTATACCTGAGAATGGCACTATATATGTGACTTGGGATTTTGGTTGGAGTGAAGGACACCCTACAGCCATAAATATAGTGGAGATAGATAATCATGGTAAATGGTTCGTAACTGATGAGATCCATGAGTTCTACAAAGATATAGATGAATTGCTTCCTGCACTGAAAACTAAAATAGGAGAGCGTAAAATCACAGCAATTGTGGCTGATAGTGCACGTCCTGACCTAATTGACCGACTAATGAAGCTATTACCTGAAACTTTTGGTAAAATAATACCAGTAATACCTGCACCGAAGCGTCAAAACTCAGTGCCAGACGGTATTGCAGTGTTTGGGGCAATGGTAAAACCTAAGATCCAGCTTACTGGACTACCAGAACCAGACGTTTATTTCACAGAAAATTGTAAGTTTACCAATTACCAGATGGAGAACTACAAATATGCCGAGGTTAAGGACGAGAACAGAAACCCTTCTGACTTGCCGATCAAAAAAGATGATGACCACCCTGACGGTTTACGCTATCTTAAGCTATACTTGAAGTATGGATTACCAGATAGAAAACAATCAAAATACAAAAAACCAACATTTAACACCTATGGGTTAATGAATTAAGGAGAAACAAAAATGAGTAAAACTTTAGATGAAATGACCAACATGAGTAAACAGGAAAAACAGCTTTCTAGGGATTATAGAGAGGATATTGACCAACATGACGGTGCAATTGAGGACTATGACGCATATGAAGCTATGGATATGGGTAAAACCTACGATCCAGTAAGTCGTAAAACTGGCAACGGCTTGACCGATAACATGACTGCAACGATTTACCTAGAGCGTGCAGCACGTGTAGCAGGACAATTACCTGAAGGTGAAACTATGGCAGTTGGTAAAAAAGACTATGGCAAGGGTATGTTCTTGGATATTTTGCGTAATAAGTGGATCTATCCTAACGCTAACTCACAGTTTGACTTCCTGACTAAAATGTTTATCTGGCAGTATGGCTCAAGCCAATACAACTACATGCCTATGCACTATGACATTAACGTGAATGAAAGCACTGGATATGTTGGACCTGATTGTTGGCTATGGTCACCGAGAATGTTTATACCTCAGAGTGGCTTCACTTCAATTAGTGATATGGACTATGTTCATGGACTAGCCGAGAAGTCACCACGTTTCTTTGAAGATATTATTGATGACGAAGATGATGACACTTGGGATAAAGAAGCTATTGAAAGCGTTATAACACAGATCAAAAACGCTACTCATACAGCCGACAGCAAGCGAGATACCATTGCTTACCGAGAGAGAATGAAGCAGTCCACACGTAAAACTGTAATTGCTACACGATATGAAGCAGGTAAAGACGGACGCTGGATTAGCTTCCTACCTCAGTACGGATTTAAGGTGATACGTGAAATACCTAACCCACACAAGAACTCACGAATACCATTTGTTATGAAACGCTGTATTCCTAAATTGGACAGCTTCTACGGTAACGGTGACTTCCAACGCTCAATGCCTATGCAATTTGCTAATGACGGACTAGACAACTTCTACTTCCAGGGTATTAAAGTAAACCTATTCCCTGCATTGATGATTAACATGCAAACTGCAGTAAGACACACTATTAGCCAAGATCCAGGTTCAGTTATAGAGTTTAACGGCTCACCTGACGCAAAACGGCTTGAGGGATCAAACGCTGGATTGTCTACTTACCAGAATGCCAAAGGTATGGCTAAAGGTGCATTGCAGTCAATTGCAGGTACTACCGATACTAGAAGTAATGCTGAAAGTTCATCTGATCCAGGCTTCGGTAAAACACCTGAAGCACTTAAACAGATTAAAGAGCGTGAAGGCACAAGGGATAACTTTGACCGAGGTATGCTAGAACGTGCTATGGCTGAACTGATTGAAGGTATGTACTCAATTCTACCGACAGTCGCTAACGATATACCAGTAGATCTATTTTCTAAAGAGATTGAAGAACTGATTGAAAGTGGCTATGACGATCTAGGTGAAATCTTTAAGTCTTACCGAGATAACCAGACTGCTACTATCCGTATGAGTGAAAGTGGCAACCAGATGAGAATTAAACTAAAACCTTCTGCATTTGACGGTATTAGAGCGAAGTTCCAGCTTAAAGCCAACTCAACTGCTAAACAGACTAGAGAACAGCAACTTGAAGCAATGCAACAGTTCTGGCTATTAATTGGTAAAATGCCGAACGCACTAGACCAGTACCAACAGTCCACAGGTAAAGTACCTGATTGGGAGTATGTCTTTGGTGAAATGGGTAAACTTATGGATCTACCATTCATGGACAAGATGTTTACGGACGCTACACAACAAGCACCAGCTACACCAGCAGGGCAAGAAAGTGCACCGACACCTCAAGGACAACCTGCACCACAGGGGCAACCAGCACCACAACAGCCAATGCCACAGCAACCACCTCAACAACCTATGCCACCTCAAGGAATGCCACCACAAGGGCAACCTCAAGGACCAACTGGACAACCTGATCCACAAATAATGGAGATCATAGCTTCTGCTTCGGCACAAGCACCAGTACAGGTGGGAGAATATCAATTCACAGATCCAGACATAGCAATGCAAGCTTATGAAGCAATGTTGCAAGCTGGACTAATGTAGAAATTGGTAATAACCAATAAATTAAACGAAAGGGCGAATATGTCAGGACCAAAGAACACAGTAATTAACGATCCAACACCATTTTTACCACCAACTCAAGCACCGAAGGAAAAACGTCCAACGGTGAGTGATTGGGCTAGAATTGGTAAATCTAGGAAATATAAGGCTGTAGACGCACAGTTTGAAGCACGCAAAGAATATTGGCGTCACTTCACACCAGACGGCACAGTTTACACAACTTTAGCCATAAAAGATCCTGAAAGTGCTATGAGGTTTGCTGCAATAGCTTCAGAAGTCATTAAAGAAATAGATGACATTCAGTATAGGATCATCTTAGAAACGCAAAAATGACCGACTTTACAGGTATGAACTATGAGGTTAAAGACGATAAGTGGTATCGCTATAAAGGCGTAGCGCCACCGAAGCGTCAATCTCATGGTGTGTCTGAGGACAACATTGAGAGTATTATTAAGAGTAATAACGATCATACCCATAAGTGGTTTCAAAAAGGTCCATACGTATACTGCACTGCAGGTCCAAACGAACATGGTAAAAACGTGGGAGTTTATAGACGGCTTCAGGGTACGGCTGAAGATGGAACACCGATTTTAGTTAAAATATAGTATTATGTACATAAGGTGAACGTCCTACCATAAACGGAGATAACATGTATTCAACACAAGAAGAACGTATAAGGGCAAGAAAAACTTCAATGCGTAAGTACGACCAAAAACGTGCAGTTTTGCATAAAGACCGTATAGATGAGAGAAATCGTAAATATCGTGAACAAAATCGTAAAAAACTTGCTGTAAGGAGTAAAAAATGGCGTGAAGATAATCCTGAAATATATAAAAGTATATGCAGACGTATGAACTTCAGAAGAAGGGGTGCTGCCGTACCAAAGAGTGTAAAGTTAGATTTAATTATGAAGAATAAAGATTGTGCAATTTGTAAGTTAGATTTGAATGGTGATGTTCAGATAGATCACATACTACCAGTAAGCAAAGGTGGTACAAGTGAGTTTGGTAACTTACAAGCTGTGCACTCTTTATGCAATCAGCGTAAAGGTGCTAATATATTACTAAGCGTTTGTCCTGCTTAAGAAACGGATAAAACACGTGACGTCCTACGATAACGGATAAGGAGAAATCAAAATGCCACAACTAGACAACGACAAGAGAAAAATTGATCCCATTATAGCAGCAGCTATGATTGAGGACGAAGATGAAACGCCAGAAGAAAAGGCAATGCGTGAAGAAATAATCGCTGCTAACACTACTGACGAAAAAGAAGAAGATGAAAAAGACGAAGATGATGAAGGTGAAGATGAACCTGAAAAGTCTGAGGATAAGGACGAGGATCAACCAGAGGACGAAGATGAAGGTGAAGAACCTGAAGCGAAGAAACCTGTGGAAGCTAAAGACGATCCTGAAGAAGATGAAGATGATGAAGAAGAAAAACCGAAGAAGTCACGCAAAGAGCGTAGGCAAAATCGGAACGAGGACTTTATCACATCTATCAGGAAAGACAACGCTGAAGATGATACCCCAAGCCAGTTACCTCAGTACAATCCTCTAAACTATGATGACGAGGATAAGGAGTTCAAACCAGAAGAACTGAAAGAGGATCGTGAGAAGTATGCACAAACTGCAAGTGCTCACAGTGCTAATCAGGCTAAATACGTTGCTAAACAACAAAACTTTTGGAAAGATCTGGACAGTGAGAGTAAAATCTTAGGTTATGATCCAGAACTAGCTTTCTTAAACGAAACGAAGCCAGACGGCAAACCGAACGATAAGTTTGACGCTGACAAAACTAGTGAAATCAATGAAATGTACCTTAACTTAGTAGGCTTCAAGCAACACCCTAGACGTAACGAACAAGGTCAAGTCCTTGTAGACAACCAGGGTAAACCACTTGTTTCACATATGACAGTAGACCGTACAGACCTTTCTTATGAGAAGTTTGCACGTAAATACGTCAAGAATATGAGTAATTGGGCTAATGAAGCTGCTGACGATAAGATAGATGAAGTCACTAAGAACCTTAAAGGTCAAAAGAAACGTCAAGGTGTTCGTCCTAACGGTGGTGGTAGAAAATCACTTGGGGCACTTAACTTGGGTGATATATCCAATATGGGTGATGAGGACTTTGACAAGAACGAAGATGAGATTGACCGACAGATCAACACTATGCTAGGCATATAGTTGTATACGTCAATTAAATCTAGTATCATATAATTAGCTTAAACAAAAGCAAATAAACAATAAAAAACAAAACAGGAGAACTTAATTATGGCTACAGGTCCTATTACAACTACAACTGCTGCAAAATATATTGCAGAGAAGTGGACACGCAAAATTGAAAAACCATTTTACAAATCTCTTTACTTCGCAGACAAAGTTCTACGACGTGACGAACTTGTATCAGATAGTGGTAACAAGATAAACATTCCATTCCTATCAACATTTAGTGCTAGGGATAAAGCTGCTGGAACAGCCGTTACATATGATAACGAAACTGAAACTGAGATTGAACTTACTATTAACAAGCATAAGTACCTAGCATTCATCATAGATGACATTGTTAAAGTACAAACTCATTACGCTGTTGCTGAAGCCTATCGTGGTGCTCAGACCGAAGCTGTAACTAGAGCTATGGATTACGATCTAGCTTCATTGCACGCTTCTGCTGGTACAAACGTAGCTGGTGGTGCAACGACTGATGACGCTGATATGCTTTCAATCGTACTAGCACTTGACCTTGCAGATGTTCCTCAAACAGAACGATCTGGTGTCTTTGGTGCGAAGGTGATGAACGACCTACTTAACGTGAACAAGTACAACACTTACGACAATACTGGAAAAGCTGGTACTGCAACTCGTAGTGATAATATGATTGCCAATGTTTATAACATTGACATGTTTATGTCTAACAACGTAGTTGATGACAGCACTAACACTCACAACCTTGTATTCCACAAGTCTGCTGTTTCGTTAGCTGTTCAGTTGAAGCCTACATATAAGATGGAAGATAGTGTCGACTATATCGGTATCAAATCCGTACTTCACACAATCTACGGTCTTGCTGTAGAACGATCTGCTGCATTCGTTGACCTAGAACGAAACTCTTAAGAGTTAGTTCACAGTTTGGGGGATCTGTAAAACCCCCTAACCAGAGAAAGCCAATTTTAGTGTGAGTATCGGTATATAAAACAAGGAGAATTATCATGGCTGAAACAAAGCTTACAAAAGAAGAAAAGTTACGTGCTGAACAAAAAAAAGCTGGCTGGTTTACCTCTGAATGGGGTGAGTGGCGAGCACCTGTTACTGAAGTAACTAACGAAGTTAAAGATCCTTACCTGAAGAAAGCACCTGCTAAGAAAGGTAAGAAATAATGAGTACCAGAGCCGACATTAATATCCGAGCAAGAAACGTGGGAATTGATCCTACTAACTATGCGAACGATAGCAAACTAGAACAAAGAGTGATCTTTGAAGAAAAAGCTGTTGGTACAGCAAGTGGTACTGCTGCAAGTGGTACGCTAACTACTACAGGTGTATTCTCAGACGGTGAAACAGTTACTATTGGTGGTAGAGTTTACACAATGAAAACTGCCCTTACTGGTGCTGCTGACGAAGTTCTTATCGGTGGATCTGCTGCAATAAGTCTTGATAACATCAAGCTTGCTGTAAACGCTGGTGCGACTGCTGGAACAGAATACGGTCTTGGTACTGCTGCTCACGAACTTGTGACTGCTACTACTAATGCTGCAACTACACAGTTGTTTGTATCTAGGGAAGAAGGTCTTGGTGCAAACACCATTGAAACGACTGAAACTGCTACAAATGCTTCATTCGGTGCTACTACTCTCGCAGGTGGTGTCGCTGGAACTGCTGCTGCTGGATCAGATAACCAAGCACTACATGGTGGTGCTAGGGTATAATACAGTTGCTTTCATAGGCATAATTAGCCGTCCATACGCCCTGGACGGTTTTTTATTTGCTATAATGAAAGTATTAAACAAAGGAATGTCTATGAAGCCAATGAAAGATTTAATTCTGATAGAGTTAAACCAAGAAGAAAAAGAGAAGAAAACTGACAGTGGACTGTTTTTAGCTGCACCTAGATGGGGCAAGCCTGAGAATATAGGTAAGGTACTAGCAGTTGGTCCTGAAGTTACTACTGTTAAAGAGGGTGAATACTACATGATTAACAGGTACGCTGTGCTAGATACCGAACAAAAAGACGTTAAAATAGCACGTGAAAAGGACTTCCTATGTCATATCACAAACAAACAGCAGTAACAGGTGGACTTGGTGCTGGTAGTGCCACACGACCTGTGGATAATTTAAGGAATAAGCCGAACGTCCAAGACTTGATTAGAGATGGTGAAGGCTATTTGACTGACAGATCTGGCAATTATGAGGTACACTTAGATTGGGAATTAAACGAAGAAGCTGTTAGAGATCATATATTCAAACTGACTGTAGACGGCAAAGAAGTTTACCTAGATATGGAAGAATTATTATTCTACACACGTATAATGTTTATGAAGGGCGATTAAAAAGAACAAAAACAAGGAGAAACAAAAATGGCGAATGCAATTTATCCACTTTATAAAGAAGCCCTTATCACTGGTAGTTCAAATATCAGTCTGAGTGCTGGCAATATTAAAGCTGTATTGGTTGATACTAATACCTATACCTATTCTGCTGCACATAACTTCCATGATGATCTATCTGGAATAGTGTCTACCTCTGGTAACATGGCAAGTAAAACAGTAGCTTCAGGAGTATTTGATTGTGCTGACTTTGCTTTTTCATCTGTATCAGGTGCAGAGAGTGAAGCAATCATTTTCTACATTGACACTGGTGTATCTGGCACGTCACGATTAGTGGCTTACTTTGATACTGGCATTACTGGAATACCTGTCACACCTAACGGTGGAGATATTAATATTACGCTTAACGGTTCAGGAATATTCTCACTTTAAGGGGGTGTTATGGCAATAATTTACGCTGACAGAGTTAAAGAAACTTCTGCTACTACTGGAACTGGAACAATGACACTTGACGGTGCTGTTGCAGGTTTTCAGACGTTTAACGCAGCAATGGCTGATACTGATACCTGTTATTACACAATTACTGACGGTACTGATTGGGAAGTTGGCTATGGAACTTACTCATCTGACACACTCGCACGCACAACAGTTATAGCTAGTTCTAACTCAGATAGTGCTGTGAATTGGGCTGGTGCAACTGAATTATACATAACGATACCTGCTGCTATACCTGCTGCAACCGTACTGAGTTCTGAAGCTTCTACCGATAATGCGATAGCTAGACATGATGGCACTTCTGGAATGGTCCTGCAAAACAGTCCAGTAATTATTGATGACAGTGGCAATTTAACAGGGATAGGCAACATAGCAGTATCAGGCACAGTGGACGGAATAGACATAGCCACAGATGTTGCAGCCAATACAGCCAAGATTTCTTATACGGACGCAGCCAAAGTGTCTGGTATTGAAGCTTCTGCTGACGTGACGGACGCAACCAATGTTACTGCTGCAGGTGCATTGATGGATAGTGAGGTGACTAATCTGGCACAAGTAAAAGCTTTTGATACTACAGATTATGCTACCGCTGCTCAAGGGGTGTTAGCCGATAGTGCCAGCCAATTTGACGGTGGTGCTTATAGTATTACTTTTAATAACGGTACAGCTACACGTACAACCGTAGGAACTACACAAGCAGTAGTGCCAGGGGCTACTGGCGATACCTCATACACCGCACCAGCAGGGCATGATGTAACACTACACGTTGTAATGAGTGTAATGGCTACTAGAACTGCTGGCACGACACTCGCTTACCTCACTGTTGATGGCACAACACAAACCCCTGGAACTTACCTGAGTTACACTACTTGGCAAGTACAAACAATCAATTATACAATTGATGTTGACGCAGGTGATACAGTTACACTAGGTATTAAATGGAGAGGTACTAGCGGAACTCACACAATTACAAATGCCAATACAGACGCAATATACCCTTGCGACATAACCTATACAGACCACAAGAGATAATAGATGTTAAGCTTCCATTCAATATCCGAAGCACCAATCAGTGCTCAATCAGTAATAGAAGATGGAGTGTTAATACTTCCGTTACTAACAAACACGTCCACATTGTACGAACCAACGGTAATACCAGAACAACTGGTAGTGATACCACTTTTAAGTAATAGTAATACTTTTTATGACTTTGTACTTGGTTTAGAAGGTGAACTACCGACACTAACTAATATAAATAACCTGTACGCACCAAGCGTGCAATTTGTTGTTGATTTACCTTACTTAACCAATACAAGCACGTTATATGCACCAACAGTAGCTTCATTCACTGTAACAATGCCGATCATAGTCAATACTAGCGTGCTGTATGCAATGAGTTCTAGCAATGCACCTACTTTCCTTGAGTTACCGACAATAGAAAGCCAAGTTCAGTTGCACTCACCTGCAGTGGGTAGACAACAATTGGTTTTTACTGGCGTATCTTATATACTAGAGTAAGTGATACTATATAGTCATAAAACGAAAAAACACGTGATAAGTTAAAAATCAAAAAGGAGAAAATAAAATGGGATTTACATTACCTGGTGGATTTAGCCCCTGGCAAGCAATACAACAAGTAGCAGATGACGCAAACCCTTTTGACGGTGGATCAAGAGATAGAGATGTCTTTAGTGAGAAATATAACCAGCAAGGTAGTGTACAAGGTGCTACCACTAACGGTGCTTATGATGGTGCACTCTACTATGATAATGACGCTGGTGCAGTCCAACAGTATAGTAATGGTGGCTGGTCACCTGCTAGTGCTAGTAACGGCAACGGTACACCTACTAATACTACCTATAACAGTCCTGCTTACAGGGCTTCACAACAAGCTTCACAACAAGCTGCTGCTCAAAAAGCACAAGAGGACGCTGCTTTAAGACAAGGTTATCAGACTAGTCAAGGCAACTACCAACAAGGTGCACGAACCTCACTCACAGATATTGGTAACGAATATGACGTGAATGCACGTAACTTTTTGAACTCAATGAGTGACCAACAGGGTGAAATAAACCAG